CTTGGTCCGTTAGCCACTCTTTTAAAGAAACGCAACAAAATTATTAAAAAATCCTACCCTCCTACTGTTTTTACAGAAGATAATTTTCCTATGCTTCCTTTGTATCAAAGAGCGCAAAATGCCCTTGATAGATTAAAAAGAGAAAGAATAATAGACACAGGGGTAGATCAACTTAATGAAAATAAAAGCACCTTGTCTTTAAAAAGCGGAGAAAAGGTAGATGCAAGATTAGATATACCTTCTTATGAAAACCAAGGAACGTGGGTTCCAGCTATTCATCCGAAAAATAAAAATGATAATTTTTCTTCAGGTTACCCTAGAACAACCCAACTAAAAAATGTTGATTTTGTACAAAAAGAAGGATCTAGAAAAAGTGCGTTAAAAGTTGCTTCTGGTGAAGTAAAGAGCAAAAGTCCATTTGCCACTATGACTGGAAACTGGGTTAATCACAACAGCACAGAACTTTATAAAAAAGCAGAAAAATTTCTTAATGACCCAAGTTGGACGCAAATTGGGTATAACCCAAAACGTGCCTCTTACTTTTACGACACTAAAACTTTAGATCCAGTTAAAAGTGCAGATGAAGTAATACAAATAGGGCAGCTTGTTTTAGCAAAGAATGTCAAGTATGATAAGAACCTTGCAAAAGATTTTAATCGTGGTGGGGTTGTTCCACGTGGAACGCGGCCCACGGTTTTTGCTACAGGAATACCAACAGCATTAAGGAAGGGAATGTAATGCACGAATTTAACAATAGACTACAAAGTAATTTTCCAGATGTATATGAAGAGGGGCTTTTAGTTGCCGATGGCTTTGAAAAAGCTTTTATAGGGGTTGGACGGCAGTTCAATAAACCTGTTGCTATTTATGATCGTCAAAAATGCATTGATATTTTAATGACCCGTGATGGTATGGGTATTGATGAGGCCGAGGAGTATTTTGAGTACAATGTCCAAGGAGCATATGTCGGAGAGGACACCCCGATTTTTATGGAAAAACTTCCAGAGACAAATGAGCGTCATTAGGGTATGATTCTCGATAGGAGGCTGTATGGCTGAAGAACCCGAAGAAATAGAAGAAATGATGGAAAGCGCGGCATCTTTGATGGACCGCGTACCACAAGGTTTGAGGGAAGAAGACCTTCTTGAGGTAGAAGTCCCGGAAGACATGGAAATGCCTTCTATGGAAAACATTGAGATTATTCCTGAAGAGGACGGAGCGGTTGTTATTGATTTTGGGACAAATGAACAATATGGGCCTCCGGAAGACTTTTATTCAAACTTAGCAGAGAACTTAGATGACAGTGAGCTTGCAGAAGTTTCTAATCAACTTTTAGAAGAATACGAGAGCAATAAAGGGTCCCGAAGAGATTGGGAAGAAGCGTATTCTAAAGGGTTGGAGCTTTTAGGATTTACTTACGAGGAGAGAACGGAACCATTTGCAGGGGCAACCGGTGTAACGCATCCCCTTCTGGCTGAAGCCGCAACTCAGTTTCAAGCACAAGCTTTTAACGAGTTGCTCCCTGCAAGTGGCCCAGTCCGCACAGATGTGATGGGCGCGGTCACAAAAGAAAAAGAAGATCAGTCTCAGCGTGTACGTCAGTTTATGAACTACTACATTACAAATATAATGGAGGAATACACACCTGAACTGGATCAGATGTTGTTTTATTTACCGTTAGCGGGATCTACTTTTAAAAAAGTGTACTATGATTCTTCACTAGACCGTGCGGTAAGTAAGTTTGTACCTGCCGAGCATTTGGTTGTTCCGTATGAAGCAAATGATTTGGAAACATGTCCGAATATCACCCACGTTGTTCGTATGTCTATGAATGATTTGCGTAAAAAACAGATTGCTGGTTTTTACAGAGATATAGATGTTCTTCCAAGTCAGGCAGAATCCAACAGTTTAGTGGAAGAAATTGACAAAATTGACGGGGTAACCGCCTCAAATGTGGATTATGACTGCACTTTGCTGGAGGTTCACGTTGATTTAGACCTTAAGGGGTATGAAGACACGGATTCTGACGGTGAACCGACAGGGGTTAAGATTCCTTACATCGTGACAATCAGTCAGGACAACGGGAAAATACTGTCAATTCGCCGAAATTACGAAGAGAATGACAAAACATACAAAAAAATACAGTATTTTGTGCATTATAAGTTCCTTCCGGGCTTTGGTTTTTACGGATTAGGGTTAATTCACACGATTGGAGGGCTTTCACGCACTGCAACAGCTGCTTTACGGCAGTTAATTGATGCAGGAACGCTGTCAAACCTTCCAGCAGGGTTTAAAGCCCGTGGATTACGCATAAGAGACGATGAAAATCCTTTACAACCGGGTGAATTTAGGGATGTTGACGCTCCGGGCGGGGCAATTCGTGATTCTTTGATGCCTTTACCGTTTAAAGGGCCGGATTCTACGTTATTTCAGCTTTTAGGCTTTGTTGTACAGGCAGGACAGCGTTTTGCTACGATTACAGACCTTAAAGTTGGAGACGGGAACCAATCTGCTGCGGTAGGGACGACTATTGCTATGCTGGAACAGGGGTCAAGAGTGATGTCTGCTGTGCATAAACGACTTCATTATGCAATGCGGATTGAATTTAAGCTTTTGGCACGGGTTATGGCGGTGTATTTACCCCAAGAATACCCGTATACAGTGCAGGGCGGTGATGAAACAATTTATGCTAGAGATTTTGATGATCGTGTTGATATTATCCCTATATCTGACCCGAATATCTTTTCTCAGGCACAACGTATTACTCTTGCTCAGACTGAAATACAGTTGGCAATGCAGGCTCCTGAGATACACAATATGTACGAAGTGTACAGAAGGATGTATGAGGCACTCAATGTCAGGGACATAGACAAGATATTAATACCGCCAAGCACGACTGAAATGGTTCCAAAAGACGCAGCGCAGGAAAATATAGATACGTTTTCTGGGACAGTTCTTAAGGCCTTTGAAGGTCAGGACCATCAAGCGCATATTATGGCGCATATGATTTTTGGAGCAACGCCGATGGTTGCCCAGTTGCCTCGTATTGCGATGGACTTGCAGAAACATATTATGGAACATGTGCAGATACAGGGAACAGAGCAAGCTGCGGAAACCTACCAACAGCAAACAGGTGCGGCTCCAATGCAAGGCGAGCCTGTGTTTGAGGCGTTAAAGTCTCAGTTTATTGCTCAAGGAATGCAAAATCTAAAAGCAATTAACGCACAAGCTACGGGTCAGGACCAGCAACAACCCGACCCAGTTGTTGCATTAAAGCAACAGGAGCTTCAACTAAGAGCGCAGAAAGATCAGGCGGATACAGCAATCGATCAGGCTGAACTTAATCTTGAAGCACAAAAAGACGCTCGTAAGGCGCAGGAGTTTGATTTACGACAACAAAGTCAGATGGCTCAAACGCAACTTAAAATACAAGCGGCTTTTGAACGTGAACGATTACGACAACAACAAAAAGGAGGATAGTTATGTCCAGAGTTAAATACACAGGCACTAAGCCTACTAATCCACCAGAAGCAACACCTTATTCTGAAATACAGGGCCAAGGACAAATGCCTTATGCTCAAACTGTTGAGGAAGACGCTCCAGACACAATGGACGGCATAGTTACAAAAGGTAAAGCAAGAGGTATGGGTGGTGCTTTACGTGGCGGTAAATTTACGATTTGCTAAATGCCTTTAAAAACAGGTAAAAGCAAAAAGACTATTGAGGCGAATATAAGCCAGCTTGTAAAAGAGGGATACCCTCGGAAACAAGCGGTTGCTATTGCTTATAATCAAGCCAATAAAAAGAAGAAAAAGAAAAAGGTTGCCTAATGCTTATTGAAAGTTATCCCCAGTATATACAGGGGTTGACAAATGCAAAATTAGATTTGACAGGGACAGGAGCAACGACCTTGTATACAGCCCCTTCTACTGTTTCTTTTTCTGTTGTTAATTCTATTCTTGTCTCAGAGGACTCAGGAAACGCTGATACAATAACATTGACTCTTACGAATGGGTCTGATGTGTTTAGTTTGTTTAAGGTTGCGGCTGTTGGGGCGAATGGGACAGTGGAATTGTTAAGCAGGGATTTAGTCTTGCAACCAAGTGAAATTTTAAAAGCAACGGCAGCAACCGGTGGCAGGTTGCATGTTGTTGCCAGTATACAAGAGTTTGTCCAGTCTGTTACTGGTCGGGTTCCGTGAATTGGTATGATGAAGAGCTATATGATGTTGTTAGAGGTTCTATAGAAAAACAAAAGGAACAATTGGAACAACAAGAAAGGTTGATAAAAGAGCAACAGAGTTTAATAAAACAATTAGAGAATGTTATTTTTTTAAAAAGAGAGGAAAAATGACTTGGTTTAAAAACATTAAAAATTTCTTTTTTGGTAAACCTTCTGGCGAAAGAGCCAGAGACGACAAGGGGCGATATATAGGGGATGACCCGACAACTCCTCATATAAATGAAGCATACCGAGATGGAAGAACGCCTGATGAATGAGAATATTCCCGATAAAAAGACGTATCAAAACAACAGGCGGTACATGGCGTGGGGTGCGTTAAGCTGTATGATAATCAGCACGTTGGCTGTGTGTTATGACCCGTTACGATTTGAATCAGCCGAGGCTATAATGATGATGATGTATGGGAGCTTATCTGCTCTTGTGGCATCTTATTTTGGATTTAGTTCTAAGAGGTAAATATGTCAGATAAAAAAAAGAAGAAAACTAAGAAGAAAACTAAGGAGAATACTAAGGAGAATACACCAACAAACAAAAAGCTTTATGCAACAGTAAAGAATGAAGCTAAACGGAAATTTGATGTGTATCCCAGTGCATATGCTAATGCTTGGTTAGTTCGTACCTATAAGAAAAGAGGAGGTACATACGCTTAATGTCTAGGGCGCAAGGCGGTTTAACTAAATGGTTTAAAGAAGAGTGGGTGGATCTTGGACGCAAGAAAAAAGACGGCAGCTACGCTTCTTGTGGGAGGAAAAAAGCGTCTTTGAAGAGCAAAGGCTATCCTAAATGTGTTCCTAAATCAAAAGCCGCGAGAATGACTGAAGCAGAAAAGAAAAGTGCTGTAAAACGTAAACGAGCTAAAACACAGGGTGTTGGTGGCAAACCAACAAATGTTAAAACTATTGCATCAAGAAAGAAAAAAAAGAAAAGGAGTAGAAAAGCATGAGCCTAACAGATGCAGAAAAAAACAGGCTGAAGAAAGTAGGTCTTACTGGGTTAAATAAACCAAAAAGAACTCCCGGACACAAAACAAAAAAAGCGGTAGTGGCTGTTCGATGTGAGGGAAATAAAGTAAAAATTATACGGTTTGGAGCGCAGGGTATGGGGCATAATTACAGCCCTGAAGCACGTAAGTCTTTTAAAGCACGACACGGTAAGAACATAGCTAAAGGTAAATGCAGTGCAGCATACTGGGCAAATAAAGTATTTTGGTCAGGTAAAGGTGGTAGTAAAAAATCTCCACCTAAGTCACAAAAGCATAGGTTTGGTTAATGGAGCCTTATGTATATAACTGTAAGCTTGTAAAGATTGTTGATGGGGACACAATTGATGTCGATATCGACTTAGGGTTTGGAGTGTGTTTGAAAAAACAACGTATTAGATTAGAAGGTATTAACGCACCTGAAAGCCGCACCCGAGATCAAGCAGAGAAGAAACTTGGACTTTTAGCAAAGTCGAGGCTAACCGCAATTCTTCAAAGTGATTTTGTCGTGAAAACAACGCTAGATAAAAAGGGAAAGTTTGGTCGGATTATCGGCACACCTTATGTTGGTGATACAAATGTGTGTGAATTATTAGTCGAAGAAGGTCATGCTCGTGTGTATGACGGTGGAAAAAGGGAGGCTTGGACATGATATTTAGTGGAATTGTAAATGCTGTAGGTGGCATTGCGACAGCGTGGATGAACAATAAAGTCGAAGAAACCAAAGCTAAAGGTGAATTAAAAGTTGCTGTTGAGAAGCGTAAAACAAAAATGGCTACTGGAGAAATTGACTGGGATCAGACAATGGCAGAAGCCTCAAAAGACAGTCTTAAAGATGAGTGGATTCTAGCCCTGTGGTCTATTCCCTTAATACTTTCGTTTACAGGCCCTGCCGGAGTTCAAATTGTAATGGACGGATTTGAGGCACTTGATAAAGCACCAACGTGGTACACCGCAAGTCTGGGAGTTATAGTAGCAGCTAGTTATGGTGTAAGAAGTGCAGCTAAATTTTTTAAAAAATAGGAGATTATATGTCTGATTTAGAAAAACAAATTAGGAAAAAAACAATTTTAGAAGAGTATGTTTTAGACAAAACAGATCTTGATGAAAAAGCTTTAAAAGCTATAGATGATGTTGAAGCTTTTCTTAATCAAAGAAAGGATAATGTTGGATTTGTTTGGAATAAATTTAGAAAAACAGCTTATATTTTTATCTTTGCAGGAGCGGTTTGTGGGTATATTATAAGTTTAATTTTACAAAGTCTTACATAGGAGGTACTAATTGGCATAAATACTATAGATACTTCTAGTTTTATATTAAAACTAATTAAAGAACGCCGTCAGATGATCTTAGAAGTATTAGAAAATAAAGGTGTTTCTAATATGGAAAAATACCATTCATTGATGGGAGAACTAGATGGCATAAATTTTATTAAACAGGAACTCCAGAGCCTGCTAGATAAACAGGAGCATATTGATGACTGAGGCTATACAAAAAATGGGTGAAACAACAGATTTACCCTCACATTACGTAAATAAAGATGATCGGGTTTTAGATCCGACTTTAATTGAAAAATCCGCTTTAGAAAGAATGCCTGACCCTACAGGGTGGCGATTACTTATTCTTCCTTACCGAGGAAAAGGAAAGACAGAAGGCGGTATTTATCTCCCAGACAAAGTGCAAGAAGAAACAAATATAGCGACTGTAGCAGGTTATGTATTAAAAGTAGGTCCTTTGGCCTATAAAGATGAAGAAAAGTTTCCAAACGGGGAATGGTGCAAAAAAGGTGATTGGGTTATTTTTGCCCGATATGCAGGTTCCCGATTTAGAATTGAGGGTGGAGAAGTAAGAATCTTAAATGACGATGAGATTCTTGCAACAATTCTTGACCCAGAAGATATATTGCATTTTTAGGAGTATACGATGGCGAGAAAATCAACAGCAGAGCAATTAGCTCAACAAGAAGAACCGACCGTAGATGTTGGGGACGAAGAAAAAGGGGTCGTTGTGGAGACAGAGGCCCAAGAAACAGAAACAGTTGTCGAAGAAGAACAAGGTTCTTTAGATTTAGTGGGTGGAAAAGGGGAGAAACCTGAGAAACCTGAAGAAGAACAAACAGAATATACGGCTAATGTTCAAAAAAGAATTGATAAATTAACTAAGAAAATGCGAGAAGCAGAGCGTAGAGAAAAAGCTGCTTTACAATATGCAGAAAATGTAAAGGGTGAATCAGATCAATTACGTTCTCGAATGCAGTCTTTAGATGAAGGTTATTTGAAAGAATATACTAACCGTGTAGACGCTGAAGAAGGTTCTGCAGAACAAAGTTTAAGGGATGCCCTTAACTCAGGTGATTCCGAAGCAATTATATCTGCTCAGAAAAAATTATCGGAAGTTACTGTTTCTCGAGAAAGAATTAGACAAGCTAAAGCAGAGCAAGAAGCTTATGAAAAGCAAGTCGAAGCCTACAACCAACAACAGCAACAGCAACCGCAACAAAGTCAAGCTCCTGCTCAACAACCTGATCCAAAAGCGGAGAAATGGGCCGAGAAAAACGAATGGTTTGGAAATGATGATGCAATGACATACGCTGCTTTTGGTGTTCATAAAAAAATGGTTGAAGAAGAAGGATTTGACACTAAGTCTGATGAATACTACAATGAATTAGATAGACGTATGCGTGAAGAGTTTCCGCATAAGTTTTCAAACGGGGAAGCAACGAAAAAACCCGCTCAAACTGTTGCTTCAGTATCCCGCAATACTTCAAGTAAAGGGCGGGGCAAAAAGGTTAGACTCACCTCATCCCAAGTAGCGATAGCGAAAAAACTAGGTGTGCCGTTAGAAGAATACGCGAAATACGTGAAGGAGTAATACAGTGACTGATGCAAACCAAAAAGGGACTAAATCTGTTAGTCGCGCTTCTCGCGCACAAGACACAAGGGAGAAATCGGCTAGGCGTAAGCCGTGGACCCCACCCACTATGCTAGATGCACCCCCTGCACCAGAGGGTTATAAACACAGGTGGATAAGAGCAGAAGTTCGAGGATTTGATGATCGTAAGAACATTTCAGCTCGACTTCGAGAAGGATATGAACTTGTTCGACAAGATGAATATCCTGATTTTGAAGCTCCTGTTGTTGATTCAGGGAAGTATGAAGGTGTATTCGGCGTTGGTGGTTTGCTTCTTGCAAGGATACCGTTGGAAACAGTTCAGGAAAGGAGCGCTTATTTTGAAGAGCGTAGCCAAGACCAAATGACGGCTGTAGATAACGATATGCTTCGTGAGAACTCTCATTCATCTATGAGGTTCAGTAAACCTGAACGTCAAAGTCGTGTAACTTTTGGCGGTCAAAAGAAAGATTGACCGTCCTAAACTAGGAGTAAACTACTTATGGCTAATACAAGTACAGCCTATGGTTTAATTCCTGTAGGACTCGCAGGTTCAGCTACCAATTCAACAGGGGTAACTGAATATGAGATCGCTTCCGATAACACTAATGCCATTTATCATGGTGGTATTGTGGTTCCGTTGGCAGCAGGCGTAATTACTTTCGCCGGAGCTACTGATGGTGGAACAACTCAAGCCTTGGGTGTTCTTACAGGAGTTGAATACGTTGATTCTGGGACAAAAAAACCTACTTTTAAGAATTTTTGGCCCGGTTCTAACTCTGTGTCTGTTGACACTAATCACCCTGTCCGTGCTTTTGTAGCAGATAACCCTAATCAAATTTTTAAAGTAGCATCTGATGCTTCTTTAACTGATAGGGCAACTGCACTAGCAGGTGTTTTTGCAAATGCAAGTCTTGGTACTTCTGCAAGAACAGGTTCTGATACAACAGGACAATCTAACTCAGCATTAGGTGTTTCAACAATTGCTACTACGGCAACTCTTCCTTTAAGAATTGTTGGTATTGTAGATGATGAAGCAAACAACGATTTTACAGCAGCAGGTATTCCGTTGCTTGTTCGTCTTAATGCTCACTTTAACGCAGCAACTCGCAGGTTTGATTCTCAGACTACTGCGGATTCTACAGGTATCTAGGAAGGAGCTAGTAGACTATGGCGATATCTCGTTCACAACTAGCTAAAGAGCTAGAACCCGGACTTAATGCCTTATTTGGGCTTGAGTACGATAGATACGATCAAGAACATGCTGAAATCTTTGATGAGGAAAGCTCTGATCGTGCGTTTGAAGAAGATGTAATGCTGTCAGGTTTTGCAACTGCCCCTGTTAAATCAGAGGGTGGAAGTGTCAACTTTGATGATGCTCAAGAAACTTACACAGCGCGTTACACACACGAAACAATTGCACTGGCTTTCAGTATTACTGAAGAAGCCGTGGAAGATAACCTTTATGACCGTTTGGCTAGTAGATATACACGCGCTCTTGCTCGTTCTATGTCTCAGACAAAACAGATTAAAGCTGCCGCTATTTTGAACAATGCGTTCACAACAGGCGCTTCTGCAATTGGTGACGGTGCAGCTTTATGTTCGTCTTCTCACCCAACTTTAAACGGCACACAAAGCAACATTCTTGCAACAGCTGCTGACCTTAATGAAACTTCTCTTGAGCAGTTACTTATTAATGTCGCAGGTGCAGCAGATGAGCGCGGTTTAAAAGTGGCTATTCGTGGAACTAAACTGATTATTCCTAAAGAACTTCAGTTTGTTGCCGAAAGATTATTAAACAGTAATCTACGCCCCGGAACTGCCGACAATGATGTCAATGCAACTAAATCAATGGGTATGCTCCCAGAAGGTGCAGTTGTTAATCACTTCTTAACTGACACAGATGCGTTCTTTATTAAAACAGATTGCCCAAATGGGTTTAAAATGTTCCAAAGAACACCTCTTCGCACAGCTATGGAAGGTGATTTTGACACTGGAAATATGCGCTATAAAGCCAGAGAAAGATACAGTTTTGGTGTATCTGACTGGAGATGCGTATTCGGAACTCCCGGAGCTTAAGGTTAAAAACATTTAATCTTATATAAGGGTGGCCTTGTGCCACCCTTATTTTTTGTGTAAACTAAAACTCTCGGATAAATAGCTTTAAAGACTGGCCGGGCAGACGCTTACAAAGACTTTAAAGCTTAACTCTTGTAAGGAGAATGACATGGCAGTACATTTTACAGGCCCTATTTTGTATGCAGGGAAAGATGCCCCTCGCAAATGGTTCGCAAATTTACCAATAGCTAACACACCAGATTATGTTTCTACATTTGATGACTATACTGGAGTGGCTTTAGACTCAACAAACGATTGGACAGTGGTTAAAGATAGTGGAGCATCAGCAGCAATAGCAGCAGATGTTGAAAGCGGAGTTCTTTTACTTTCTTCTACAGCTACAACAGATGATGACGGTGCTTCCGTTCAAGGCAACGAAATATTTAAAGTTGCAACAGGTTCAACTGGCAGAGACATTTGGTTCGAAACCAAGTGTAAAGTTTCAGACGCAGATCAAATGGATTTTTGTATTGGTTTGACTGTTAATTTTGCAACAAATCCAGAAGCAATGTTAGCTGCAGCCGACAGAATTGTTTTTGAATCTGATGATGGAACAGCAACTCTTCAAGTTATTACTGAAAAAGATGGTACAGAAACAGCGACAGCTTTGTCGTCTACGTATGATTTGGAAGATGATACTTTTGTTACTTTAGGTTTTAAAGTTTCTGGAAAAAATAAAAGTAGTGCAATAGTTGAGTTTTTTGTTAATAGAGAATTGGTTGCTACACATACAACTAATATTCCTGATGACGAAAACCTAACTGTTGGAGCTATGGAACTTTCTGGTGACGCTAGTGGAACTAAAACAGCGTCTATAGACTACCTACTTGCAGTTCAAGATAGATAGGAGCAGTAAATGGCAACAGCGAAAAAAACTGTAACAAAGAAAACAACTTCAAAGACTACTGTTAAAAGCTCAAAAAAGGAACTACCTCCAGTGGGTAGTTCCGAGCATAAAGCAATGGTTCTGCGAGGCGAAATCAAAGAATAGGAAGGAGGGTGTATGTCGGGTTCAGATGTACAATCCACATTTATTGAAGCAGCAGCTTCCGATGATAATGGAATATCAACGGCAGCTACTTTGTCTGAAGCAGGTAATCTTACGATTAATGGTGCGTTAGCTGACGGAGGCTCTGTTACTTTTGACCAACCTCGTAATGTCATTATTACTTCTGCTGGTGATGATAGTGGCGACACATTTACTGTAACAGGAACAGATGAAACAGGCACCGCTCAAACTGAAGTTATAACAGGAGCAGATACAGGAGTTGCAACAGGCTCTAAATATTTTGCTACTGTTACACAAATTGCAGCATCTGGTGCAAGTGCAGGTAATGTTGAGGCGGGTTCTGGTACAGCAATAGCCGCTCCTATATTTAGGGGCAGCCTAAGACTTCGTAATTTCTATGTAGTGAACACTGGTTCAGCAGGTACTATTTCGTTTAACGAAGGCTCTGCAACAGGCACAAACAGAATGAAATTTAACACGGTAGCAAGTGCGAATACTAACGCTTATCCTGATATTGGAGGCGAAGGTTTGAGGTTTAGTGGAGGCGGTTATGTTGTGTATACACAGACACATTTATCGTCACTAACGGTGTTTTATAGCTAACATGGACGCTTCTTTAGAAGAGTCTGTGCGACAGGAGATTAAAGACTGGTCTAAACATGCTTTAGAGCAACCTAACGACATGTTTAGCGGTTTGCCTGCTTGTCCTTATGCCCAAAAAGCATGGGAAGATGATCGTGTTGCGTTTTCTTTTTTATACGAAAAGTGTTCGCAAACGCTGACAACATTAATATCTCAGTTTGATGATCGTTATGATGTTGTTGTATTGATTGATTTTGATTTTGAAGAAGATGCCGAGGAATTTCACGAATCTTTAGAAAGAATTAATATGGCGATTTCAGAAGGTGTGTATGTTCAAAAAGACGTTTGGGTCATGGGTTTTCACCCTTATGACGACCCTAATGAACTTATTGATGACAATACTTTTTCTGCTTCTGTTAACGAGCCGTATTCAATGATTTTTGTCCAAAGACTTAGTAAGTTGCAAGAATCTTCTGATAAAATCAAGAAACTAGGGTATTATAAAACTTATCTTGAACAATATGATGTTTCCCAAATGCTGAAGAAACGTCAAGAAACTTATAGGAGATTACAAAATGGCAATGGGTAGAGTTAATTTAGGTAATGGTACAGCTAAACCAGTTAAGAAAATGCGTGGTGGCGGAATGACCAAGAAAATGCGTGGTGGTGGAATGACCAAGAAAATGCGTGGCGGTGGAATGGTTAAAAAAGCCCGTGGTGGCGGAATGACCAAGAAAATGCGTGGCGGTGGAATGGTCAAAA